GGCCCCCCCCCCCGCCGCGCTCCCTGTCTCGGGCGCCCTCGACCTGCTTGGATACAACGCGTCTTCGGTCTGCTCGTCGCGCGTCGAGCGCATCGCGACATACGCGCAGGGCTGCCGCCCGGGGTGGGCGCAGTGATCGCCGCTGCACACGTCGTCATCGGCGCGGCGATGGCCGATGGCACGCCGCCGCTCCCCGAGATGCTTGGCGACGTGCGCGTCTGGTCGGATCGCTTCGAGCTCGAGATCGGCAGCTGCCCCGCGTGGGAGTACCGCGACGGGGCCGATGCGCGCTTCGTCGTGATCCAGCGCGTGGCGATGATCGGCGACGCCCGCGCGGTCTGGATCGCGTACGTGCCCGCCATCGAGCGCGGCGAGGTTGCGCCGCTCCTCGCGATGCTCGCCGAACCGCTCGCCGCGGCGGGCGTGCTGGAGGGGTACTGGCCCGTCGCCGCGGACGGCACGATCGGCGCCGTCGACTCCGCCGAGACGCTCGCCGCGTGGCCGGCCGCGTGGCGCATGCGACTCGACACCGACGCCGAGGCCGCGCCGCCGAGCGGGCCGCGCATCGTCGGGGCCGGACTAGCTTAACCCATGCCCGTCCTACCCGATCCGCTGAAGTTCGCCGAGGCTGTCGCGTGGGTCGCGGGCCGCGTCGAGATGACGAAGCCCGAATGGGAAAAGCTCTCGGCTGAGGCGCGTCGGCGAGCGTTCACGGTGGCGGCGGTCGCGCAGGCTGACGTCCTCCACGACGTGCGCAAGGCGGTCGACTCCGCCGTCGACGTCGGCACGACGCTGGAGGACTTCAAGAAGGCCGTCGGCGAGAAGCTGCAAGGCGCGTGGGCCGGCTCCGTCGCGAACCCCGCGTGGCGCATCGAGACCATCTTCCGGACGAACGTGCAGAGCGCCTACGCGGCCGGCCGCTTCAAGCAGGCGACCGAGCCGGACACGCTCGCCGTGCGGCCCGTATGGATGTTCGACACCATCATGGACTCGCGCACCTCGCCCATCTGCGCGAGGTGCAACGGCGTCACGCTCCCGGCCGATGACCCGTGGTGGAAAGACCACCAGCCGCCGCTGCACCACGCGTGCAGGTCGACCGTCATCGCGCTGACCGAGGAGCAGGCCAAAGAGCACGGAGTGACCGAGAAGGCTCCGCGCTCGGACCCCGCGAAGGGCTTCGGCGCGCCGCCGACCGAGCACGAGTGGTCGCCCGACTTCGACCGCTATCACGAGGACCTGCGCAAGCAGCTCCAGCGAAAGCTCGACGCGGCGCCGAAGCCGACGCCTGCGCCGGCCCCGCCGACCGTGACGAGCACGCCCGCCCGCGAAGTCGACGACGAGCCGAAGACCATCGAGCCGCGGAACCGACCGCCCGGCTACAAGATCCCTCCGAGGAAAACCGCATGACCGCCGCGCGCGCATCGCTCGCCTAGCAGCTCCCGACCGGCCCGCCGAAGGCGTTCCGCATCTGGCGCCTCGGCAAGGTCGACACGGAGAAGGGCGACTTCCTCTTCGACGAGAAGGCCGCGCGCTCCGTGATCGGCGCGTGGAAGAGGTACGGCAACCGCGTCACCTTCGACTACGCGCACGCGGCGACGGACCCCGAGCGCGACCCCACGGCTGGCATCTCCGCCGGCTCCTGCCAGCTCGAGCTTCGCTCGGACGGACTGTGGGCCACCGACGTCCGATGGACGCCGCGCGCGGCCGCGCATCTCGCGGCGAAGGAGTGGCTGTACTTCAGCCCCACGTTCGCCTTCGAGAAGAAGACGGGGCGCATCACCTCGCTGGTGAACATCGCCCTCACGAACATCCCCGCTACCAGGAACATGCAGCCGCTCGTCGCGGCTTCACGAGGTACCCGCATGGCCGACGACGACAAGAACGAGCAGCTCGCCGAAGACCCCACCAAGTCCATGGAGGCCGACGAGAAGCTCGCCGACGAGCCCGACGGCGACGAGGGGGCGGACCCGACCGCGCCGAGCGACGGCGACGGCGACGAAGACCTGAGCGACGACGAGCTCAAGGCGGCGGTCGCCGCGTTCAAGGCCGCGAAGGCCTCGAAGCTCGCCAAGGCGGCCGCGCTCGCCGCCGAGGAGCCGCCCGCCGGCGGCGCGTCCACTTCGCTGCTCGCGCGCCTGCGCGGCCTGACCGGCAAGCCGCGGGCGACCGCGGACGAACTCGTCGGCGTCGTGCGCGCCAGCGTCGAGGCCGCGAGCGCCTCGGAGTCGCTCTCGCAGCGCCTCGCCCGCCTCGAGTCGAAGACGCGCTCGAGCGAGGTCACCACGCTCGTGAAGGGCGCCATCCGCGCCGGCAAGGTCGCCCCCGCGAACGCCAAGATGATCGAGCGGCTCTCGAAGATGGGCCACCGCTCGATCGACGAGCTGCGCGGCTTCGTCGACGCGATGCCGAAGATCGCCGGCGGCGGCGTGCGCGAGCCCGAGGGGACCGGCACCACCGCCGTCGCCTCGCTCAGCGCCGAGGTGCGCAAGATCGCGAAGCTCGCGGGTCACGACCCGGAGGCGTTCGCGAAGGTCGCCAACAACGAAATCCGCTACGACGAGGGGGAGGTCTGACATGACCGCGCTGGCCCAGGAAAAGAAGATCGAGAAGTTCGGCGACTAGGCGGTCCCGAACCTCCTCTACGTCCCCGTCGCCGCCTCCACGAAGGGGTACCTCGGCGGGCTCGCCGTCGCGAACGCGAGCGGCTACGCCGCGCCCGGCACCGCGGCGCTGAACCTCACCGCCCTCGGCGTCTTCGAGGAGACGGCCGACAACAGCGCGAGCGCGGTCAACGGCGCCATCTCGGCGCGCATCCGCCAGGGCGCGTTCAAGTTCGTCAACAGCTCGTCGACCGACGCGATCGCGCAGGCCGACGTCGGGCAGCTCTGCTACATCGTCGACGACCAGACCGTCGCGAAGACGCACGGCGGCGGCACCCGCTCCGTCGCGGGTCGCGTCGTGCAGGTCGACACCGACGGCGTGGTCGTGCAGGTTGGCATCGGCATCGACGCGCGCTCCTCGGCGCCGCTCATCCAGACCGGCACCCTGACGCTCGTCGCGGGCACCAAGACGATCAACACCGGCGTGACCATCACCTCGGCGTCGAAGATCTTCCTCCAGCCGAACACGCCGAGCGGCGGCACCCAGGGCGTCAAGTACAAGGTCCCCGACGCGGGCCTCACCGTCGGCGCCCCGGGCACCGGCGCGTTCATCGTGACCGCCGTCGACAACGCCGGCGCGACGGTCGCGACGGACGTCTCCACCGTCAACTACCTGATCGTCGGCTGACGAGAGGCGACCATGCAGATCACCCCGAGCAACCTCAAGTTCCTCTTCAACAGCTTCGACCTGAGCTTCTAGCAGGGTTACCGCCAGACGGCGGACATCTGGTGGAACAAGGTCGCGATGAAGCGCCCGAGCTCCACCCGCCAGGCGACCTACGCTTGGATGGCGCGCGTCGCGCAGCTCCGGAAGTGGGTGTCCGAGCGGACGATCAACGCGATCAGCTCGTACAGCTACACCCTCGTCAACGACGACTACGAGCTGACGCAGGAGGTCGATCGGAACGACATCCTCGACGACGAGTACGGCGTCTACAACCCGCTCGTCGAGGACATGGGGCGCGCGGCCGCGAAATGGCCGGACAGCCAGCTCGCAACCGTCATGATCAACGGGCAGGCCTCGCTCTGCTACGACGGCCAGAACTTCTTCGACGCCGCGCACCCGATCGACAAGTACAAGCCGTCCCTCGGGACGCAGCAGAACTACTGGTCGAGCGGCAAGGCGCTCACCCCCGACAACGCCATGTATCTGCGCGCGCAGATGATGGGCTGGAAGGGGGAGGACGGCACGCCGTTCGGCATCAACCCGCGCCTCCTGATCGTCGACCCGTCGAACGAGCAGGCCGCGATGCAGATCTGCAACGGCACCTCGATCGCTCCGGCGACCTGGGGCGGGCAGACGCAGGTCGGCGCAAACGACAACACGATCCGCTCGCTGTTCAACTACGTCGTGGTCCCCGAGCTCGCCGCCGAGGCGGGCGCCTGGTACCTCGTCGACAACAGCCGCGGCTCGATGATGCCGTTCCTGTTCCAGCTCCGTCAGGAGCCGAAGTTCATCCAGCTGACCCAGCCGAGCGACGAGCCCGTCTGGCGCCGGAAGAAGTTCGTGTACGCGGCGGACGCGCGCGGGGCCTTCGGCTACGGCCTCTGGTTCCTCGCGGCGAAGGCGAAGGCGTGACGATGGCCGAGCTGCTCAAGGTGCGCGTGAAGACGCGCACCGGGCAGTCCCGGTTCCGCGCGGGGCAGACCTGGCACGCCGACCGATGGTCGCGTGTCGAGGTCTCCCCGTCGGAGCACGAGGAGCTGCGTTCCGACGCATTCCTCGACGTCGAGGACCTGCCCGGGCACGAGGACATCGACCGCGATCCGCCGACGCTCGAGGAGCAGATCGCCAAGCTCCAGTTCGAGGTCGCGGAGCTCAAGGCCGCGCACGCCAAGGCGCTCGACGAGGCGAAGGCCGCGCACGTCGCCGAGGTCGCGGAGCTCAAGGCCGCGCACGCCAAGGCGCTCGACGAGGCGAAGGCCGCGCCGAGCGAGGACCCGAAGAAGAAGCGGTGACGCGATGACGCAGTACGCGACGCAGGCTGATCTGGCTCGGCTCGGCCTGCGCGCGTAGGCGACGGCTGGCACGCTGTCGGCGGACCTCGACGCGCAGCTCCTCGCTGCGTCCGAGTTCGCCGACGGCTACCTCGCCGCCCGCTTCAAGCTCCCCCTCGCCAGCTGGGGGAGCGACCTGCGCATGGCGGTCGCCGCCGTCGCATCATGGACGGTGCTCAGCGTGCGAGGGTTCAATCCGGACGCGCCAGGCGACGTCGTGCTCCGACAGCGCTACGACGACGCCGTGAGGTGGCTCGAAAAGGTGTCGCGAGGCGACATCGTGCCGACCATCGTCGACGCGACTCCGGCCCTCCGCGAGGCCGGTCCGCGCGTCTCGAGCGGCCGGCTGCGCGGGTGGTGACGTGGGCATCACGGGCGACTTCGCGAAGCTCGGCAAGCTCGTCGACCGCATCGGCGGAGTCGCCAGCGGCGAGTGGATGAAGAACGTCCTGCACAAGCAGTTCGCGCGCGAAGCGCGGACGCAGGTGCAGCTCGGCTTCCGACAGTCGCGCGACCCCTACGGCGTCCCGTGGGAGCACACGGAGTGGTCGAGCCCGAAGCCGCTCCGCAAGAGCGGCATGCTCGGCAACAGCTTCACGTCCGAGCCGACGGACGCCGGCTTCGTCGTCGGCACGTCGAAGATCTACGCGCGCTCGCACCAGGAGGGCCTGACCATCAAGGCCAAGCCAGGCAAGGTGCTCGCGTGGAAGAAGAACGGCGGCAAGGCCGTCGGGTTCACCATCGGCCAGCGCACGCTGAAGAGCGGCAAGGTCAAGAGCGCGAAGGGGGCGGCAATCTACGACTGGGCCTTCGCCAAGTCGGTCACGCTCCGCAAGCGCATGATGGTGCCCGAGGACTCGTGGGGCCGCATCTGGGCCGAGGCGATGCGCAAGGTCGCAGACGTCGCCTGGAAGAAGCTCTGGAAGGTCTGACGTGCCGACGCCCATCACCGACATCCTTGCGGCCGTGCAGGCGAACATCGTCGGCACGCAGGTGCTGCTCCTCCTCGGACAGGACCACATCACCGACAACGACGTGCCGCCGCGAATCGTCGTCGTGCCAGCGAACGACGATATGACGTCGCCGAGCGCTCCCGGGGGCAACCCCGTGAGCCTCCACGACGCGCACGTGACGCTCGTCGCGCACTGCTGGGGGGTCGACTTCGACCAGGCGTGGCAGCTCCGCTAGGTGCTCATCACCGGGCTACGCAAGGCCGTCTCGGCGAACTACAAGCTCGGCTCCGCCACGTGGTCGCAGTCGACGGTCACGTCGCTCGGCTACGTCTGCTCGCAGCCCGTCACGATTCGGGTGCCGCTCGTCTCGAGCGACCTCACGACCCCCACCTTCGCCGACGACACCACGCTGACGGCGCAGGCGACCACCGCCACCTTCGACACCAGCGGCGAAACGGACGGCGACGGCACGCTCGTCGTGCCGAATCGCTGACGAGAGGATCCCTCGATGACCCTGCCCTTCGCGACGCTCACGCGCACCGACGGCGCGCTCCGCACGCTCCCCACCTAGTCCGACACGATCAACCACGTCGCGGGCGTGTGCTCCGCGGGGCCGGTGAACACCCCGCAGCTCTTCACCGATCCCGACGTGCTGCGCTCGACGTGCGGCTACGGCCCCGGCGTCGAGACGGCCGCGATCCACCTCGCGGAAGACGGCGCGGTTTACTTCACGCGCGTGACGAGCGACGTCGCCGGAGTCGCCGGATCGGTGACGCAGACGGGCACCGGTCCGACCGTGACGGCCACTGGCGCGCCGAACGACTCGCACCGCATCCGCGGCACCATCACGACGGGGGGCGCCGTCGGGACTTCGGCGTTCGTCCTCTCGACGGACGGCGGCAACACCTACGGTGCGCCCATCGCGACGGCCGCGACCTACCTCGTGCCGAACACGAACGTCACGCTCGCGTTCGCGGTGGGGACCTACGTCGCCGGCGACACCTTCTCGCTCGACTGCCAGGAGCCCTACTTCTCGACGACGAACCTGAACACGGCCGGCGCCGCCATCATCGCGGACAACCGCGAGTGGGGCATCCTCCACGTCGCCGGCGTGCCGCAGGGCGCGGACGCTGCCGCGAAGGCCACTGCGTGCAACGCCATCGCCTCCGCCGTCGACGCCATCATGGTGGCGCGCGTAGCGCGGTACTTCTACGCCCGCGCGTTCGTCGACGCGCCGGACGTGGCCGCAGGCGCGCTCGCCACGGCCTTCGCGAACTTCGTCAGCTCGCTCGTCCTCGTCGGCGCCGGCTTCCACGACGTGCAGTCGCCGCTGACGAAGCTCATCATGAAGCGGCCGATCGGCGCGACGTACTGCGGCCGGGTCGCGACGCTGCCGATCCACACGCACCCGGGCGAGGTCGCGCAGGGCGCGCTCAACACGAGGGTCAAGGCGCTCTACCTGACCGAGGCCGAGGTCACGACGCTCGACGCCGCGCGCTTCGTCACGCTGCGCGTGCTCCCCGGCGCGCAGGGCTTCTGGATCACCCGCGGCAACACGATGGCCGCGACCGGCAGCGACTACGCGTCGCACCAGAACTGCCGCGTGATCGACCGCGCCTCGAAGGTCGGCCGCAACGCCGAGCTGCGCTGGCTGAACAAGGACCTCGACCTGAACGCCGACGGCACCCTTCAGGAGGTGCAGGCGAAGGTCATCGACGACGACCTCGTGAAGGACCTGCGCGCGGCGATGAGCGGCCACGTGTCGGGCGGCATCTCCGCCACGGCCTCGCGGACCGTCAACGTGCAGTCGACCCGCTCGCTCGGCGGGAAGTTCCGGATGATCCCCAAGGGCTACGCCGAGGCGATCTCCTTCGAGCTCGGCTTCACGCCGACGGCGTGACGGAGGCAACCGCACATGGCGACCGTTCCCTATCCCAAGGTCAATGGCGTCCGGCACGACTGGACGTCCATTCGTCTCGGCGTCGACGGCGAGAAGATCCTCGGCGTCAAGGCCGTGACGTACAAGCACTCCCTCAAGGGGGCGAAGGTCTGGGGCACCCCCGCCAACGCCGTCGGCCGCACGCGCGGCAAGTACGACGCGGAGGGCTCGCTCGAGCTCTATCGCTCCGAGGCCGACTCGTTCATCGCGAAGCTCACGCGTGGCGGGACCATCGGCTACATGGAGTAGGAGTTCAACATCGTCGTGTCCTTCTCCGAGCCGGACCAGCCCGTGACGACCGACGTCATGGTCGCGTGCCGCATCGAGGAGGAGGAGCCGACGGCCGCGCAGGGCGAGGAGCCCGCGACGGTCAAGTACACGCTCAGCGTGATGCGGGTCGAGCGCAACGGCCTCGACCCCGTGACGTTCATGCTCAAGTGAGGCGATGAAGATGGCGATCGAAGATTCCGTGGTCGAGGCGCTGCGCAGCAAGCACTCCGAGGTCTGGACGCTCTCCGTGGGCGGCTACGACTTCGCGTTCAAGATGCCGAGCGAGGACGAGTACGAGCGCTTCACCGGCAAGGTGGCGGACTCGCCGAAGGAGATGCCGAGCGCTGCGCGCCGGCTCGCCCGCGACTGCATCGTGCACCCGAGCCAGGATCGACTGACCGAGATCTTCGCGAAGCGCCCGGGGCTCCCCCTCGCCATCGTCGAGGAGATCCTGCCCATCGCGGGTGGGAAGAACGCGGGCGAAGCCGTAAAACTGTGAGCCGCTTCCACGCGTCGCACGACGATCTCGGCATCGCGTCCTCGTGCCTCATGGCCTACCGGTCGGGGGAGCGAGGGCGCGACGCCCGCGTCGGCGCGATGCTGGAGGCGGAGTTCTACGCGCTCATTCGCGGCTTCATGAAGGGGTGACCCGTGTCCGAGAAGCTCCAGTGGTTCTTCGAGATGGTCGACAAGGTGACCGCGCCCGGAGCGAAGATCCGCAAGGAGTTCAAGAACATCGACGGCGAGCTCAAGAAGCTCCAGAAGACGGACGGCTTCAAGCATCTCGCCGAGTCCGCGAAGAAGGCGCGCGAGCCCGTCAACGCCGTCGGCAAGGCGCTCGCGAAGGTCGCGGCGTCGGCGGCGGGGATGGCGGTCGCCGGCGCAGGTCTGCTCGCGGTCGGCGGGAAGTACGTGCTCGATTCGGTCGCGTTCAAGCGGAACACGGTCGCCTCGCTCGAGGCCATCGAGGGATCGAAGAAGGCGGCACAGTCGGCGTACACGATGATCGAGGACTACGCGTCGCGCACCGGGTTCGATGACTCGTCGGTGCTCGACGCGTACACGAAGCTCCGGCGCGCCGGGTTCGACGTCGCCTCGACGAAGGTCGCGCTCGCTGGCGCGTTCGACGTCGCCGCGCGCAACATGCCGAACGCGTCCCAGTCCATCGAGGCCGTCACCAACGCGCTCGTCGAGATGACGCGCGAGGGCAAGCTCACGACGGGCATGCTCGACGCCATCGCGGACGCCGGCGGGCCGACGCTCATGGACGTCGCGAAGAACATCAAGGGCTTGGAGAAGCTCAACGAGCGCCAGGCCCGTGCGATGATCGACGGCGGAATCGTCCGCTCGATGACCGGCCAGAAGGCGATCTTCAACGCCATCAACGCGAAGATGAACAAGGGCGCCGGCATCGGTGCATCGGCGCTCGCGGGTGCCGACTCGCCCGAGGCGTAGATCACGCGGCTCAAGAGCAGCGCGCGGAAGCTCTTCGAGGACATCGAAGTAGGCCCGCTGGTCGACGCGCTCAAGACGATGAACCGCGTGCTCGACGCGTCCACCCCGGAGGGGAAGGCGCTGCGGGCGACGTTCAGCGGCATGGCGAAGGACTTCGGCACGTGGCTCAAGGGGGCCGCGACGCCGGAGAACATCACGAAGTTCGTCAGCGCCTTCGCCGACCTCGCGAAGGGAATCGCGCAGGTCACGACCGGGCTCGTCGGAGGCTTCGGCGAGGGGCTCGGCGAAATCCTCGGGCCGCTCAAGGAGGTCATGCAGGAGTTCGGCGGCGGCTCCGGCGGCGTGCTCACCCTCGGCGACGCATTCAAGGTCATCGGCAAGGCGCTCGGCTACGTCGTCGGAATCTTCGTCTACGGCTTCGGCGCGATCGCCATGGTCATCTACGGCCTCGTCGAGGTCGTGAGGGTGTGCGCGAAGTGGATCAGCAGCCACTTCGAGTACATCAAGACGGCCTGGCTCGTGATGGCGGCTCCCTTCCTGTCCATGGCGGCCGTCGTCGGCGCGGCCATCGCGGCGATCGTCGCGTTCGTCGTCGGGCTCGCCGTCGGCATCTACCAGGCCGTGAAGTGGGTGGTCGAGAACATCGGCGCCTTCCTGACGTGGATCGGCGGCCTCGGGAAGAAGGCGCTGCAGCTCGGCAAGGACTTCGTGGCAGGCATCGGTAAGGGCATCGCCGACGCGTGGGACACGCTGATCGGCAACACGGAGAACCTCGCCGACAAGCTGCCGTAGGCCATCAAGGACAAGCTCAAGATCAAGAGCCCGTCCCGCGTGATGATGGACGTCGGCATGAACGTCGTGGCCGGGCTCTCGCGCGGCATCACCGACAACGCCGACGAACCGCAGGCGGCCATGCGCGACCTCGTGCAGGCCCCGGGCGTGACGCTCGGCGGGCTCGCCCGCGGGGCGCAGGGTGCGGGCGCGCGCTCGGTTCGCGTCGAGTCGCCGCAGGTCACCGTCACCATCCAGGGCGGCGACACGGGGAAGCTCACGAAGGAGGACATCGAGGCCGCGGTGCGGCGCGCGATGGACTCGCTCGTCGAGCAGCTAAACATCGAGGGGGGCGCCGCGATGGCGCGATGAACGCATGCCGCTGAACGTCCCCCACTGGCGCGACGATCCCGTCCTCTACGATGTCCTCTGGGTCGGCGGGCAACAGGTGCCCGGCATCGTCGTGGACGTGGATGCCAAGCTTGGGAACAAGTTCGACGTGCTCAGCGGCCCCGGTGCCAGCGGCGCGGCGATTCAGTTCCAGGGCTACCAGGCGGCGCCCGTCAAGATCGCGATGAAGCTCTGGACCCGCAACCAGTGGGCGCGCTACCAGAGCTTCCGCGCGATCATCCAGCCGCGGCAGACGGGGAAGCGCCCGGTCCCCGTCGACGTCTCGCACCCGATGCTCGTCGTGCACGAGCTCAAGCGGCTCTACGTCGAGAGCATCTCGATCCCGAAGACGGGCGAGGACGAGGTGGCGTACTACTCGCTCGACTGCCTTGAGTACTTCCCCCCGCGGAAGCTCATCCCGCAGGAGAAGGGCTCGCTCGCGGACCTCGGGCAGATCATCCAGCCGGCCGCCGCGCCGGCAACGAGCGACGCGAAGGGCGCACCGCAGCTCCCGCCGCCGCTCGTCTTTCCGGGCGAGCCGCTTCCCCCGAGCGCGTTCGGCCCGCCGGCTCCAAAGCGATGAGCTTCGTCACCGTGAACGGCGCGCGCGTCTACGAGGGGAGCATCGTGCGCCCCTTCTCCGGCGTCTGGCACGCCGACCTCGCCGTCGAGGCGGACGCCGCGCCAACGGGGCGCGTGTCCATCTCCGTCGCCGACGGCGCGCTCGTGCTCGCCGGGACCGCGTTCCGCACCGGTTCCTTCGCGGACCGCGTACGGCTTCGCGTCGTCGGGGGCGCGGGCGGGATTGGCACCGTCATCGTCCCCGCGTGGTACCGCGACGTGCCCGCGCGCATCGTGCTCTCGGACGCGCTCAGCGCCGTCGGCGAGCAGCTGGCCACGACGACGGACCCCGCGGCCCTCTCGATGCGCCTCGCGCAGTGGGCGCGCGCGCGCGGGGAGGCGTCGTAGACCGTCGAGGCGATGGCTCGCCGCGCCGGCGTCACCTGGCGCATGACGGCCGACGGCCTCGTCTGGCTCGGCGTGAACGCCTGGCCGACGAAGACGTACGACGCGACCGTCCTCGACGACGACACCGCGCGCGGGCGGTTGCTGCTCTCCTCGCAGGATCCGACCATCACGGCCGGCGTCGTCGCATTCGGTCGCCGGCTGACGTACGTAGTGCACAGCTTCGGCGAGGGGCGCGTGCGAACCGAGGCCTGGTATGACCAGGCGTGAGCCTCCGCGCCCGCGCTCGCACGAGGCGCTGACCGCGCTGCTCCACTGCAAGGGCGCGACGATGGGCGACCGGCGAACACGCCGACGTCGATCGCGCGCCGACGCTCGCCGCGCACACCTTCGCGAGGCCTCGAATGGCTGACGGACTCCGCGGGAAGCTCGAATCGTTCGTGCGCCGTCTCGTCGACGCGCTGCTCCTCTACCGCACGCCGTGGCCCGCCACCGTCGTCGGGCAGGCGGCGGACGGGACACTCGAGCTGCGGCCCGACCTCGACGCCGACGGCAACGAGCGGCTTCCCGCGATGACCGGCGTCCCCGTCGTGGGGCTGCCCGGCGTCTCCGTGAAGGTGCGCGAAGGCGCGCGCGTCCTCATCGACTTCGCGCGGGGCGAGCCCGACGCTCCGCGGGCGACGCTCTTCGACCCCAGCTCGCTCGCCGAGCTCAAGGTCACGGCGGACACGAAGGTCACGCTCGACGCGCCGGCCGTCTACCTCGGCAAGTCCGCGGGCCGCGGCATCATGCGCGTGGGCGACTTCTTCACGTTCACGGTAGCCACGTCGGCCGCCGGACCGTTTACGGGCGTCGCGCAGGCCGCGAGCGGCAGCAACGAGGCGTTCGCGTGAGCACGACCTACCTCGGTGGGCACAGCGTCGCGCAGGCGGTGCCGCTCGTCTCGACGTCGCTCGCGCAGCTCAACGCGCTCGTTGCGCCGCAGCTCGCGAAGGCGTCGAGCATCACGACGCAGCTCACGATCCCCTTCGCGCCTCCGAACCTGGCGGCGATGGTCGCCGCGCTCAACTCGGCGATCACCAACATCGCGACCGCGCTGGCGGCGCTCCCCGCCGCAGACGCTGCCGCGCGCGTGTCGCTCGCGGCAGACCTCGCGAGCCTCGGCGCGCTGCTCGGTCCCGCGCAGTCGCTGGTCGCGCAGCTCTCCGGGCTCGCAAGCGCCGGCGGGGTGCACGGGTATACCTACGCGGGCAACGCCGCCTCGCTCGGAGGCGAGCTCGGCGCGCGCGTCGGCGGGGGGCTCCCCGGCGGCGGCGGGTCCACGGCGCCCGTGAACGCGCTCCTGCTGGTCACCGAATCGCCGTCGGCGTGGGCCGCGCTCGGGACCGTCGTGAGGGCATCGTGACCGACCTCGGCACCGACTGGGATTTCTACAAGCTGAACGAGGACGGCGAGCTCGACCTCGACCCGTACTTCGGCACCCTCGCTGGCCCCGTCGTCGTCGCGCAGGCGCTCGCCCGCCGATTCGAGATCGGCCGCAAGGATCTCGACTGGGATCCCGAGGCCGGCTACGACCTGCGGCGCTGGCTGAACGCGGACATTGACAGCTCGGCGCTGCTCGCCATCCAGAACGGCGTGCAGGGCGAGTGCCTCAAAGACGAGCGCGTCCTGTCCGTCGACGTGACGGTGGCCTTCTCCGGCGCGTCGCTCACGGTCTCCGTCGTCGGGCAGACCGGCGCCGGCGCCTTCAAGCTCGTGCTCGCCGCGACGTAGCTCAGCGTCGAGGCCATCACCATCACGTGAGGTACGCGTGGCCATCTCCCTCTCGTCGCTCCTGACGCCGCTCACCACGGCGGGCGTGACGTAGACGATCCTCGACCTGCTATCGACGGCCGGCTTCCCGGTCACGAGCTGGCACTCGACGAGCGGCCCGCGCACGCTCGTTGGGGCCTTCGCGAAGGTCATCGCCGACGCGTCGATCACCATCTAGAACATCGCCGCGAGCGGTTTCCGCACGCTCGCGAAGGGCGGCTGGCTCACCCTCCACGCGTCCGATTTCTACAGCGTCGAGCGGAACCTCGCGACGTTCACGGTCGGCGACGCCACGCTGACGAACGTCTCGGCGACGCCCTACACGGTTTCGGCCGGGCAGCTCGTCGCGCAGTCGACGAACGGGCTCTACTACCGCAACACGACGAGCGGGACGCTCGCCGCGGGCAGCGTCGGGAGCCCGACGTCGCTCACGCTCGCGTGGAAGGCCGAGTCGCCTGGCTTCGCGTACAACGTCGGCGGCGAGGCCATCACGTCGCTGTCGACGCCGCTCCCTGGCGTCTCGATCTCGGCGGCTCCGGGCCTCGCGTGGATCACGACGCAGGGCACCGACGACGAGAGCGACGAGAGCCTGTCGCAGCGCTGCGGCGACCGGTGGGACGCGCTGAGCCCGGGCGCTATGGCGGGCTACTACCGTTTCTGGGCGCGCGCTTTCACGACGCAGGCGACGCGGGTGCAGGTCTACGAGGCCACGCCGAGCGGCGGGCACGTCACCGCGTACCTCGCGGGGCCGAGCGGCCCAGTCGACGGCTCGGTCTCGACGGCTGTCTCGACGGCGTTCGAGTCTAACGCGAAGCGCCCCCTGTGCGTGACGCTGCACATCTCGCCGGCCGTCAACCACACCGTGACGCTGACCGGCACTGTGACGGTTGAAGCCGCGCGGCTCGCCTCCGCGCAGGCAGCGCTGACGTCCGCGCTGACCGCGTATACGGCGTCGCTCGACCTCGGGTCCACCGTCATCCTGTCGAAGCTCGTGCAACTCATCATGGAGGTACAGGGCGTGCTCGACGTCTCGCTGGCGACACCAGCGGCAAACGTGGTGCTCGGCACCGGCGAGATGGCGACCTTCGTCAACTCGCTGTCGTGGGTGACCGCGTGAGCTACCTCGACTTCGCCGTCCGCGCGCACCAGCGCTACCTGTCGCGGAAGTGGGGGCGGCGCTGGAGCAGCATCGTCGCCACCGTCGCGAACGCGCTCGCCGAGGCTGCGACGCAGGCTGTCGCGGCTCGCTGGGTGGCGTTCGCGCCCGAGGACGCGCTCGCGGCGCACGCCGCGGACCGGAAGCTCGAGCGAATCCCCGGCGAGTCCGACGTGTCATTCCGCGAGCGGCTCCGGCGCGCGTTCGCCGCGTACCTCCGCGGGGCGACGAAGGCGGGACTGCAGGCCGCGCTGACCGAGGCCGGCGCGTCGACGGCCGTCGTCCTCGAGGACTCGGACTGGGCCGCCGATGCGCGCGCGGGCGCGGACTGGTGGCGATTTTGGGTCATCGTCGGGCTGCCGAACGGCTTCTCGATGCCGGACCTCTGGAGCGACCCCGGCACGTGGGGTGACGGCGGGCTCTGGACCGACCTCGAACCGACCGAGACGGTGCTGTTCCTCCAGCGCCTGATCCGCAAGTGGAAGGCGGCGCACTCCGTTTGCGCCAGCTTGATCGTCATCCTGTCCGGCGAGCTCTGGGACTACCCGGACGGCTCGTGGGACGAAGCCGGCACGTGGGGCGCGACCGTCGCCTACCTGGGAGTGTGACCGATGCCTACGACTCTGATCGACAGCTCCGCAAGTTTCGCCGGCCCCGTCGTGGTCCCCGCCGGCGGCGACGCGCGCACCGCCGCGAGCGTGTAGACGCCATTCCAGACGCTCGCGGACCGCACCGCGTACCTGCAGGCGCTCGCCGAGTCGCTCGGCGTGAAGCTCCTGCGGGAGGCCGCAGACGTCACGGCGCTCAAGGCCATCTCCGTCGCTGGGCTCGCGACGAAGGACTTGCGGCTCGTCCCGGGCGTTGGGCTCTATCGCTACGACTCCGGGTCGAGCGCGACCGAGACGCTTCCGTGGATCGTTGCGCCGACGGTCGGCGGCGGGCGCTGGGTCCACATCCTCGCGAACTACGCGCCGGTCAACCGAATCGTGGCCGCGACGTCGGTGGCGTCCGTCGCCACGCGCACCACGACGTCGAGCACCTACGGAGACATCTCGGGCGCGGCGATCTCGATCCCCGGGCTGCAGTAGTACGACATCGTGCGCGTCGAGTGCTTCGTGCAGCTCGGGTGCGCGCTGAAAAACAATAGCGTCGTGCAGCTCCTCGTCTCGGAGAATGGCGGCGCCTACTCCGCCGTCACCGAAGGCGCGGCGCTCGGCCCGCAGGTCTCCGACGTGCTGGTGGCGGCGTTCCCGACCATCATCTTTCAGCGCACCGTCGGCGCCGGCGGAACGTACGGGATCAAGGTGCAGAGCAAGGCGCAGGACAACGGCACGTCGTCGAGCGCGCAGGTGCTCTCCCTCCGCGCGATGGCCATCCGGCCCTGAAAGCGAGCATGCATGTCCTTCGAATGGCTTGGTGAGGCGTTCCGGTTCGGCGGTCGCGCGACGGTCACCATCGGCGACACGTCGCTCCCGACGGTCGCGAGCGACGCCGAGGCGAAGGCGCAGGTCCTCGTCCTGACCGGCACGCTGACGGCCCCGCGCGCGTTGTAGCTCCCGTTCAAGGACGGCGGGTGGATCGTCCTGAACCAGACAACGGGCGGGTTCAGCATCACCGTGCAGGGGGCCACCGGCGCCGGGGCGATCGTCGCGCACGGCACGAGCTCGCTCGTGTACTCGACGGGCTCGGCGTTCCGTTCGATCTCATCCGCACGGCGGGAGGCCCGTATCGACCTCTCTGGCGCCAACGACGAGATCGCGCCGACGGAGGCCGAAGCCAATGCGGATTCCATCTACTTCTACGGGTCGACGCTCGGGGACGTCACGGTCCTCCTCGACGGGATCGCGGTCCCGGACGGCCACATCTGGACGGCGAAGAACTTCACGACGAACGCAGTAGTACTCGACCGTGGCGGCGCGCAAGTCGCGCTCCCCGTGGGGGCGGCGGTCACTGCGGTGAACATCGGAGACGACTAGTCGATTTGCGCGACGGGAACCTACTTCCCGGCGACGATCGGCGGCTACGGCCTCGTGAGCCTGCCTGGCGAGGCGTACAAGTCGTTCCACGGAGACGGCTCGTGGGGGCCGCCCGGCTTCGCGGTCATCGCCATGGCCGACGCGAACCAGACGCCTGCGTCGGTGGTGACGGACAAGTACGTGCTGCGTCTGACCGGCGCGATCACGGCGAACCGCAACCTCGTGCTGCCGCTCACCCCCGGCCGCGCGTGGCACATCATTAACGCGTGCACGGGCGCCTTCTCGGTCATCGTGAAGGGAGCGACTGGCGCGACGACGACCGTCGCCAACGGCTCGCGCGCGCTCGTTGTGACCGACGGCGCAGACTTCTACTCGTGAGGACCACCATGCAGATTTTCGACTCCGCGCGCGCGTTCATCGCGGCGCACCCGTACATGACCGCATACGTCCTGGTCGCGGTCGTCTCGATCTCCCTCCGCATCGCGGGCTCGGCGTGGTGGGCCGCGTACAAGGGCAAGCACCCGGCGCTCGCCGGCACGATCGAGGTCGCGCGCGGTCTCGGATTCGACGCGCCGAAGATCCTCCAGGGCATCCTGCGGATCGCCGAGGCGATGCTCCCGCCGGCGGCGCAGGATCTCGCGAAGCGCGCGCTCGCACGCTTCCTCGGGCTCGCGAGCGCAGCGCTCGCAGTCGTGGCGCTCGCGCTCCCCGCGGCGCTGGCCTCGTGCTCGTCGCTCCCGTCGGCGCAGACGGTCTAGCGCGACGTCGGCACGTCCATCGTGACGGCCGCCGGCGCGTCTCGCATTGTCGACGAGCTGTGCGCCGACGTCGCGCTCGCGACCGCTCGAGCGGGCGACAAGGCGAAGGGCGAGGCCATCGCGCACGCCTGCGACGACGCATACGTGAAGACGCGCGCCGAGCTGGTCACGGCCGGCTACGCGGTCGACGCGTGGATCGATGGGAGCGCGGGCGCGCCGGCGTGCGCGATGCTCGACACGAAGAACGCGCTGCTCGCGCAGATCGACGGGGCGCGCGCGTTCGGCGCGAAGATCCCCACGACCGTGGACTTCGCCACCAGCTTCATGGCGCAGGTCGCGGCGAACCAGCTCGGGACGTGCGTGCGTACGGACGGAGGGATCGATGGCTGACGCCGGCAAGATCGTCGAGGTGGGCTCGCTCATCCTGGGCGCTGCGTTCAAGCTGTTCCCGGAGATCGCCGACCTCGTGACGGGCGCGTACCGCGAGGGGAAGCTCTCGGGCTCCGTCGCCGCCGCCGTCGAGGCCGCGATGCCGCTGCCGAGCCCGACCGAGCTCGCCCTGTAGCAAATCGAGGCGATGCCGTGAGCCTGAACAGCAAGCTCGCGGTCCGGTACCGCGACGCGGGGCTCGACATGATCCTCGCGGATGCGGCGAGCGGGTTCGTCGACGTCTACGACGGGGACCAGCCCAACGACGCCGACTCCGCGGTCACGACGTAGACCATGCTCGTGCGCCTCCCGCTCTCTGCCACGCCGTTCGCGGCGGCGGCCGGCGGCGTCGCGAGCATCACCGTCGGCGGCATCGGCAGCGCGGCGATCCTCGCGACGGGGGACCCCGCATGGTACCGGCTGACGAAGGCGGACCACACGCCGATTCTCGACGGGTCTGCGGGCGCGAGCGGATGCAATCTCAACTTCGGCGCGACGACGTTCGTCATGGGCGCGATCGCCGCGGTCGGCTCCTACAGCGAGACCTTCCCCGCGTGATCGGAGGCTGACGTGGCCGACAACATCCAGCTGAATCCCGCGGTAGGTGGCGGGGACACCGCGCGCGCGGAGGACGTCGGCGGCGGCATCAAGATCCCCGCGTCGAAGCTCTACACCGGGCCGGCCGGCGTCGACGGCGGCCCCGTCACGATGACGAACCCGCTTCCCGTCGTCATCGCCGACGGCGACAATGACGGACGCGCGATCGACGTCGAGCACATCAACGGGCGCAACGCGCTCGCAGTCAACATCGTCGACCCGTCTCTGCGCGAGGCCTGGGAACTGACGCGCATCGCGGTCGAGTCGCTCGTCGACCAGGGCAACGCGCAGGCGTGCCCCGACACCGTAGCTCGCGCTGCGAGCGCGAACGCCACCGGCATCGTAGTCCGGCCCGCGGGCGCGAACACGCTGCCAACGTGGACCGCGGTGCGAATCACCGACGCGGATGGCGCGTTCGCGATGCCGACGATGGATGCGGCTGCGCGACGCGGATTCGTCACCGTCACCGACGGCACGAACGCGATGCCAACGGGCGACGCGGCTGCGCGCGGCATCTACCATCGAATCACCGACGGCACGAACGCTGCTGCGGTGAAGGCTGCGAGCGTAGCGGCCGCAGCGGCAGACCCCGCGCTCGTCGTCTCGCTGTCGCCGAACTCTGGCGTCGTCGGCCGCGAGGCCTCTGGCGCCGAGCAGAAGGCCGCGCCTGTCGCGGTCGCCGGCGTCGACGAACGAGGCCTCGTACGGCCTGTAGGCGTTCAGCTGCGCAACGGCGCGACGAGCGTGCGCACGTACGACGAGGACGCACGAAAGCTTCTCGAGGAAGTCGTGGTCTTGCTCTCATACATCAGCGCGACGCTCGCGCACATGCTCCCGGCCGGCGCTGCAATGGCAGTCACGACCACCACCGTGAACACCTGACAATCGGAGAATTAACATGCAAATTGAAGGTCGCGTCGGCCCCTAGGCTCTCCAGGATGGCGTGCAGCAGCCCCCGCGGTTGCTCAAGGACGGAACGGTCGCCATCAGCGACTCGCACGGTCGATTCTACGAGCCGGCCTACCGCGGCGGCCTCTTCATGGCGTCGAACCTCCCCACCGGCGTCGCGCCCGGCACCGCGCTCTCCACGACGCCCACGTTCTGCCTGGCCAACCCCGCCGGCAGCGGCAAGAACCTCGTCCTGATGCGCACGTCGCTCGGCTACGTCAGCGGCACCCTCGGCGGCGGCTCGATCGTCTACGCGGGCGGCGTCTCCGGGTACACCGGAGGCACCGCGCTCGCCGTCCGCAATGCCGTGATCGGCAACGCGTCCACCGGCGTCGGGCTCGCGTGGAACGGCGCGACGATCACGCTGCCGACCATCCTCCGCCCCGCGTACGTCCTCGGCGCCTTCCTCGCGACCACTGCGTCGATCAGCGCCCCGCTCGTCGACGACGTGCAGGGGGAGATCATCATCGCTCCGGGCGCCGTGCTGTGCATGGCCGGCATCGCGGCGGCCGGCACCTCGCCGCTCGTCATCATGTCGGCCTGCTGGGAAGAGGTCCCGGTCTGAACCGGCACGCGGGCGCTCGCAGTCTCGCGGGCGCCCGCGATCTTCTCTGACCTCGCACGCGGAGGTGCAGCGTGCTCGGCGCCTTCGTTTCGATCGTTCAATAGACCGCGCCGACCGTCTACCTCGCGTCGGGCGTCGGCTCGATCTCTTCGCTGACCGCGACGGGCGCGGGCGAGCTCGCGTTCGTCGCCAGCGGAGTGGGCTCGCTCTCGTCGCTGGTCGGCTTCGGGCTCGGCACGGAGACGTTCGTCGCCTCGGGCGGCGGGGCCGTCTCGCCGCTCGTCGCTTCGGGTGCCGGCGCGTTCGCGTTCGTCGGCGTGGGCGCTGGATCGCTCTCGCCGCTCGTCGGCGCTGGCGTGGCTCGACTCGTCATCACCGGCGCGGGCGGCGGGGACTTCTCGTCGATCACCGCGATCGGGTTCGACCCGCGAGGAGGCGAGCCCCCCTACACGATCGCGATCGCGCTCTGGCGTCGAAGCGCACTTCTCGCCGCTGCGCCTGCGCGCGCGGGCTCCGTCGCCGTTCACCGCCGCAGCGCGCTTGTCGCCGAACCATCGCAGCGCTCGCTCGCTCTCGTCACCCCGCGCCGAGCTGTGGCGCTCTATCTTCGAGGTGTGCCCGTGTCGACCTACGCGATCTATCAGGGCGACAACGCGCCCGCGCTCGACGTGCAGGTGCGCGACAATGACGGAGGCGTGCCGTGCGTCGAGGCATCGGCCGTGCTCCTGTGGCGGCACCAGCACGGCGCGACAGGCGCGCTGACGCTCTCCCCCCTGACGCCGAGCGAGGGATGGTGGCGTCACTAGTGGCTCGACGACGAGGTGCAGTCGCTCGCCGTCGGGACCTACTACCTGCACGTCCGCGTGGCCTTCCCCGACGGCACCGTGAAGACGTTCCCGGACAAGAACCAGCCCGACATGATGATGCGCGTCGACGCGATCTGAGAGGACCCGAATGAGTACCCCTGCAGGCCTGCTGTTCGTCGACGTCTCGTCCCTGTAGGGAGAGGTCGACTTCGCCGCGCTCGCCGCGTGGCGCTCGCCCGACGGGCGCCGAATCGTCGGCGTCATTGCGCGCGCGGTGAACGGCGAGACCCATGACTCGCGCTTCAACGAGTACCGCGCGGGCGCGCGTGCAGCAGGGCTCCGCTTCGGCGCCTACGGCGTCGTCTACCCGAGCGGCGACGTAGAGGCGCAGGCGCGCGCCTTCTGCCGCGCGTACGTGCCCACGGATGACGACCTTCCGCCGGTGCTCGACTGGGAGGTGCACGGGCGCGACGAGCACGGCGCCGCGGTCCGTTGGGTCCGCTTCGTCGAGCACGTCACCGGGCGCGAGTGCGTCATCTACACCGGCAAGGGGTTCACCGACTCCGTGAAGTGGCCGGCCGACTCGCCGCTCGCGAAGCGCGAGCTGTGGACGGCGCACTACACGAGCGCGGCGCGCCCGCTCGTCCCCTCGCAGTGGGCCGGCCGCTTCGCCGCCTGGCAGTACTCGGGCGACGGCGGCGAGCGGGTCGCGGGGTGCCGGACCGACATCGATCGCGACGTCTTCGCGAAGGACGAGGACGGCGACGGCGACGTCGACGATCGCGACGTCGAGCTGTTCGTCGAGAGGTCGAAGGTCGGCGAGCCGCACCCGCTCCCCACCGCGCCCCCGCTCGCGACCATCCAACGGCTCGTCGGCGCGTCGCCGGACGGCCGGTGGGGACCGCAGACGGAGCGCTGCCTGCGCGCCTGGCAGGCCACGCAGGGGCTCGCCGCGACGGGGCAGCTCGACGACGCAACGATCGATGCGGTCGTGACGGCGCTCGCGCCGGCCGTCCCCGAGATGCCCCGAGCCGAGTCGATAGTGGCTCCGTTGTAGCTCGCGGCCGGAGGTGCGGCGTGAACGTCAGCCTCGACAACGCCGCGCTGCTCGCAGCGATCGGCCTCGTGATCCGCGCCTCGATGCAGATGAGCAAGGCGACCGAGAAGCTCGACGTCACGGTCGGCCGGATCGACAAGCTCGAAACCAAGCTGGGGATCATCGACGAGGTGCGGCGGGACCAGGCCGTGCTCGGCACCCGCGTGACCACGCTGGAGGGCGAGGTGAAGCGTCTGCGCGACGGACCCGATACCCCCGAAGGCGAGTGAACGCAGACGACCCCCGGAGCCGCGAGGCTTCGGGGGTTTCGTCGTTCAGATGCCGCGGCGCGCGCGCTCCTCGATGGCGAGCCGCACGACGACGGCGCTGCGCCGCGTCCCGTCGGCCTCGGCGATGGCCTCCAGCGCCTCCGTCGTTAGGCTGAACGACACCAGGGGCCTGCCCCGCTCGGCGCGCGCGGAGGGGGCCATTGCGGGGTGCTGGGACCGCTTCCGAACGCCCACCGTCACGCCTCGACTGCGCGCGGCGCGCGGCCGCGAACATCTGCGCCTGCATCTCGACGTGCTCGCGCTGCTTCGAGAGCATCGCGTTCCACACGTCCATCTCCGTCGTCGCGACCATCACGTGCGCGTGCACGGGCCGCGTCTGGCCGAACCGCCACGTGCGCCGGATGGCCTGGTAGAATGACTCGTAGCTGTACGTCGCGCCGACGAAGGCGACGCGCGCGCAGTGCTGCCAGTTCATCCCCCACCCGAAGATCCGCGGCTTGCTCACGAGCGTGCGAATCTTCCCGTCCACGAAGTCGAGTGCCGCGCGCTCCTTCGCCTCGACCTTGTGCGAGCCGCGCACCTCGACGGCGCCGGGCATCGCCTTCGTGAGCGCGTCGGCCTCGTAGTCCGTGTCGCACCAGACGATCCACGACTCGTCGGGCTCCGCGGCGACCAGCTCGGCGACGCGCCGCGCGCGGTCATCGACGGTCCGCCGCTTCTCCTCGTGCACCTTCGTCGCGCTCATCCCGGGGATCCGGAACAGCGCACCGCCGCGGTCCGTGGTCACGTCGACGTCGACGACGTGAGGGAACACGTGCAGCTCCGGCATGTCGTAGCCGGCGTCGTCGTGCCCGATGTCCGAGGGCTTGCCGACCATCATCGCCCACAACGAGACCCAATCCCAGAATGGAACGACCGCGTGCCCCTTGAGGCGGTAGCTGCCGAAGCTCGACGTGTCGTTGATGAACCAGCGGCCCAGCATCTCGTTGCCTTGCAAGAGGCCGAGGAACTCGCTGTGGTTGCCAAGCTCCATGTGATCGTTGGGCGCAGGCGTCGCCGTGCACGCGAGCCGGTACGGCACGCGCTGGCACCGCTCGACCAGCGCGCGTTTCGTCTTGCCGACGAAGGCCTTGAGGATGCTGGACTCGTCGAGCACCACGCCGGCGAACGTCTCGACGTCGAACCGGTCGAGCCGTTCGTAGTTCGCGATGGTGATGCCGTCGCGGACCTCGGACTGCTTGTGTGCGTACCGCACCTCGATGCCGAACTTCTGGCCCTCGCGGCACGTCTGCGGCGCGACAGCTAGCGGCGCGAGGATGAGCACGCGCCCGCCCGTGTGCTCGACGACGCGCTGCGCCCATTCGAGCTGCATGGCCGTCTTGCCGAGCCCGCAGTCCGCGAAGATGGCGGCGCGCCCGCGCTGGAGCGCCCACGCCACCACGTCACGCTGGAACGGGAACAGCCGCTCGTTGAGCTCGGGCACGCGCGCGAGTCCGCTCGGCACCTCCGTGCGCAGCTTGCTCCGCACGAAGTCGGTGTATTCCTTGGGTGAGCAGGCTCCCATGTTCAGATCCTCATCGGCATTCCGATCAACACGTCGTCGATCAGGTCAGGGTCTCGGAACACCACGGGGTCGAGCTCGCCACCGAAGTCGACAGCGACGGTCTCGCAGTCGAAGGCGTCGAGCGGGTCGAGCAAGTACTTCGCGTTCATGCCGATCTTCACGGGCTCGCCGGGGCCGCCCTCGCACGCCACCTCGTCGTCGCCGCCGACGCCGCCCGAATCGTTGCTCGCGGCCTCGACGCGGATGTGGCCTGCGGAGAAGGTCAGCACGATCGAGCCGGTCGCGGCCGACGAGGCACGAGAGATCGCCGCGATCGCGTTGCGGAGCACGGACCGCTCGACCGTGACGCAGTGCGCGGACTGGCTCGGAATCACCTGCTCGATCGGCGGCTGCTGAGCGTCGTAGACGGCGATCCGGATGGAGCGGTCGCCGCACCGCGCGTGCATCGCGGAATCGGACACGGACGCGAACTCCACGGTGTCGCCGCGATCGGCAAGCGAGAGCAGGAGGGAGACCGCCGCTTCGGGGACCAGCGCCTTCGGACCGCCCCAGCGCTCCGGCCCGTGGACGGCGGCGAGGCGATACCCGTCCGTCGCGCTCGCGCGCGAGCCGACCTTGCCGGACAGCTTGCCGCTCCGCTTGAACGCGTGCTCCTCGAGCGCCACGCAGTTCAGGTGCGGGCGCGTCGTGTCCGTCGAGGCCGCATGCTGCGCGCGCTTCACCAGGCGGCGGAGGGCCTCCGACGGCATCGTCCACGTCTTCGCGCGCTCCGGCCACGCCTCGACGTGCGGGTAGTCCTCGACGCGCACGGTCTCGAGCGAGAACTTGCGCTTCTCGGCGGAGAGCGTGAGCGCCTTGGCGTCGGCGACGATGCGGACCGGCGCGGCCGGGAGCGCGCGGGCGCATTCGAGCAGGCGCTTCGCGTCGACGAGCACGGCGCCCATCTGGCGCGCGTCGCAGTTCGCGCGCGCCTCGATCGTGCGCATGAGGTCCGTGCCGACGACGCTCAGCTCCGAGCCGCGCAGCTCGACGCGCGCCATGCGGAGCTGCGAGGTCGACGACTTCGGGCTGACGCAGCTCACGGCGCTCTCGGCGAGGTCGACGAGCTTGGCCTTGGGGATCACGAGGTCCATCACGCAACCATCCTCTCTGCGGCGGTCGCCGCGCTCAGGGCCTCGCGCATGCGGTCGCGGGCGGTCTCGATCCTCTTGCGTGCGTAGGTGAAGCGCGGGTCCTCGGTCGCGAACTCCGCCTTGTCGGCGCAGCAGTCGCCGTCGACGGCAGCCAGGTACTCGCGCACGGCGGCGCGCAGCTCATTGTCCATGTGTTCCTCCGTGTCGTGGGGGCGGTCGCGCAGCCTCGAGCTGCCTGCGCTGCTGGCGCAGTCGTCTTCCGAGCCATCGCTATTGGTCGTCAGGAGCGGCCGTCAGCCGCGCGGGTGTCGTCTGGAGCGCCCATTACGGCGCGGGACGCATGGCGGTCAGTCTCCGAAGGGTTGCACGCGCACACGGGCTTCTGGCCCACTCGCAGGCGAGAGCGTTTCAGCTCGCCAGCTCGGACGGGGGTCCGCGGATACTCGGCATTCTGTTTCTCTCCTCGCGAGGCCCAGTGGCGCGTCGACCTGGGGAGACTCACGGTTCCCGTGGGCGGAGCCGGGGTCGAGCGCGCCGCTGCGCCCCGCGAGGAGCGGGCGGTCAGTACGGGATGTCGTCGGTGTCGTCCCAGTTCGGCGGGTAGCCGCGACCGTCATCGGCCTGCGTCGACTGCGGCGCCTGTGCGGGCGGGCGCCCGAAGTTCGGGCGGTCCTGCGCGGGGGGCGGCCGGCGCTGCTCGCGCCCGCTGTCACGGCCACCATCTCGGCCACCCTCGCGCCCCCGCGGCGGGCCGAACTGCGAGCTGTCCTCGCGCGCACCGCCGCCGCACAGGATGACCTCGCTCGCGACGACTTCCGTCGAGTAGCGCTTCTCGCCGTCCTTTTCGTAGCTGCGCGTCTGGAGTCGCCCGACGATGCCCACGCGGTCGCCCTTCGCGAGGATCTTCTGGAGCCCCTCGGCGCGCGCGCCAAAGACGACGACGCTCACCCACTCGACGGTCTCCTTCCACTCCTCGCCGCTCTTGTAGCGGCCGTTGATGGCCATCCGCATGCGGAGCACGGCGGACCCGCTCCCCTGCCCGAAGCGCAGCTCGGGGTCCGCCCCGAGGTTCCCGATCAGATTAACCTGGTTCAGCCCATCGGCCATCGCCCTACTCCTCTCAGATCGACGGCGCCGGGATGGTGTCCGGCACCCATTCGGGGTCATGCAGCTCGGTCGTGATGGGCCGGTGCGGCTTCTCGACGACGCTCAACGTCTTCACGACGAAGAAGCGCGCGCCCGGGTTCTTGCGCGCGAGACGTTCGGCCTCGCGCTTCGCGGTGGCGTACGTCTCGTGTCGGAACTTCGGCTCGTTGCAGCCAGCGGCCGGCGAACGCTCATTCCACTCGCGCCAGACGAGGAAGAAGCTGCGCATCACAGCACCATCACGGACTTCGCCGCCTTCGCCGCGGGCTTGGCGGGCTTCGCGGCCGCAGCCTCGGCCTTCGCTGCCTCGGCGCGCTCGACCGCGCTCGCGCGCCCCGGCATGCACTCGGCGAGGAACGGGCAGGGCTCGCCCCACGTCGAGCACGCCGTCGGGTTGCGCGGGTAGTCGCCGCGCTCGGACGCCGCCGCGATGAAGCGCACCGCGGCGCGCGCAGCTTCGGCCTCGGCGGCGAGCTCCTCGGCGGGCAGGTAGACGGGAAGGTGCCGCACCTCGCGCCCGCGCGCCTTCGTCTCCGACAGCACGAGCGTGTCGATCGTTCCCTCGAGTGGCACCTTCAACTCCGGCTGCCAGACGATCGCGTACATGCCGAGCTGCAGTCGCTCCGCGGGCTCTCCCCACGCGCTCCCCGCGCGCATCTTCGTCTTCGTTTCGCGCACTCCGATGGTCTCAACCACGTCGACCCGTCCGCGCACGGTCACGCCCTCGATGGTCTCGTCGAACGGGTCCTCAACGGAGACCAGCGACAGGAGCGGCACGACATCGCGCAGGTACGCCTCACCGATGGCGGCGCCGCGCGCGCCCAGAAGCTCTCGGTCTTCGGTCTCGTCCTTCGCCCACGCGACTTCGGGCTTGATGCCCGCGGCAAAGCTCTCGGCGACGTCGCGGATCTCCTCGCTAGTCGGCAGTGGCAACCCCGCGAGGATGCGGCGCGGGCCGAGCTCGGCGACCGCATGACCGACGCGGCCGAGCGCCATGCGCGCGACCATCGGCGTCCGGCGGCGGTCGACGTAGCGGAAGGCCGCGCGCTTCGGGCAGGTCAGGTACTCGCGCACCGACGACGCCGAGAAGCGGAACCCCGCGGCGCTCACAGGCGCATCTCCCGGCGCGCGGCGCCGTTGCCGTTGCTCGGCGCGGCGGCCGGCTGCGTCCGGTCCGCAGCCTGGCAGATGCCAGCGATGTGCCCCTCGAGCGCCTTGCGCTCGTCAGACGAGAGCTTGGCGAGCGCGTCGTACTGGGCCTCCCACCAGGTATTGGCCATACCCATGTCGCCGGGCCGAATCTCTTTCGACGCCGCCGACTTGAGGATCGCCAGCAGCGCGGGGTCGCCCTGCGTCTTGGGCGGTTGAACGACGGTCGAGGTGTACTGCCTGGGCTCCTCGCGGCGCGGCTCCTGATAGCTCTGGCGCGTCTGGTCGTAGCCGTCGCCCCCGCGTCCCATCGCGCGCTCGCCGTCGTCGTCGTCCTCGACGGGCGCCACGCCGACCATCGCCGCGAGCGCGTAGCGGCGGGCGTAGGTGATGGCGCTACCGATGCTCTGCGGCGTCACGCGATCGCCGAGCGCGCCGCCCTTCTCCATGACGCCGGCCGGCATCGAGAGCGTCGACGCGAGCTGCTCGCCGCTCGCGTGCATGAGGCGCGTCGTCACCTTCACGCACGGCGAATCGAAGCTGACCTCCTGCACCACCGCGAACCCGTTGGCCGTCAGCGGCTCGCGGCACGCGTCCCACACGGACGCGAGGTCCGCGTACGACTTTTTGTGCATGGGGTTGAAGGCCACCTTGCGGGCGCCGCCGAGCGTCGCCTGAACCTTCACGAGGGCCGTCGCGAACGCCTTGCCGGCCTGGTTCGACTCGTTGTCCATCTCAGACCTCCCCTTCGATCGCCTGGAACTTCACCGACTCGCCGGGGCCGACGCGCGACCCGAGCACCTGCCAACCGCCGCTCGTCGCCGAGCGCAGGAACCGTTCGAGCTGCTCCGGGTCGAGCCGCTCGAGCCCGTCGACGACGAGCAGCCGTGCGGAGCCTGTGTGCGCCCGCTTGGCGATCTCGACGGCGAAGGTGAGCTGCTCGGCGCCGCTGCGCGTCGCGATGTTCACGTTGTCGAGGTACACGTCGTCCCCGGCGATGCGGAGCCCGCGGATCGCATTGGCCTCGGTCAAGATCGAGGTGGGGGCGTCGTCGCGCAGCGCGCACACGATCCGGTCGAGTCGGTCGGCCTCGGTCTCGGCGCCCTTCGCTCGCTCGTTGGCCTGGGCGGCTTCCTCAACGAGCTTGCGGGCGCGCTCCGCAGCGCGGGCCTCGCCGAGCACGTGCAGCGCCGCCTCGACGTCGGCGCGGGCGCGAGCGATGTCGCCCTCGGGGACCGGCGCGAACGACGACGCGGAGAGCGCCTGTTCGAGCGCGTCGGCCGACGCGTCGAGCTGCGCGGCGCGCGCATGGTCGGCGCGTGCGCTCGCGACCTGGGCAGCCGTCGACTCGGCATGCCGCACCGCAGCCGAGAGCTTGGCCTCGAGGTCGCGGAGCTTCGCGACGATCTCGTCTCGCTCCGCCGCGAGTCGGTCGGCGTCGGCGCGCGCGACCGCCGCCTGGCCGGACGGCACGGCCGCCGCGCGGAGCCGCTTCGCCTCCTCGCGCTGCGAGGCGACCGTCCGCCACCCTTCCTCGGCCTTCGCGCTCGCTCGCGTCGCCGCGTCGGCCTGCATCTCGAGCTGCGCCAGAGATCGGGACGCCGCGCGCTCGGAAGCCTCGGCGTCGGCGACGGGCTGAGCGCCCGGCGGGACCTGCGCCTCGGCCGACACGCGCGCCGCGAGGACGGCGGCGGCGCGGAGCTGCTTCGCCGAGGCGTTGGCGTCGGCGCGCTGCTTGTAGGCGACTTCGTGCAGCTGCTCGAGTACCTCCAGCGCGTGGCCGTCGGTGGGGAAGTCGTCGGGGAGCGTGGGCACCCACTTCCGCAGCTGCTCGACGGTGACCCGCGCCGGGACCGCGGCGAGGATCTTCCGCTTCCGCTCCTTCGGCGACGCGAGGTAGATGTCGAGCGGATCGAGCGAGCCGCCGCCGAGGAGCTCGGCGAGGTACGCGGCCGGCTTCGCGACGTCGCTCCCGTCGGCGCGTCGCACGATGACGCGGGGGGTGCCGTCGCGGGGGATCACTCGGCGCACAGTCACGTCGCCGAGGTCGACGCGGATCTCCGCGCGGTCGGCGCCGACCTTCACGGCGTCGGCGGAGATGCCGCGCCCCATGAGCGTCGCCATCACGGCGCCGAGGAACGACGTCTTCCCCTTGCCGTTCGGCCCCTCGACGAGGACGCCGCCCTCGCTCACGTCGACGTGCGCGTGGGAGATGCAGCGGAAGTCCCGGATCTCGACCTCGTGAATCCGTAGGCCGTTCATGTTCGTGTTCGTGTTCATCGGAAGCTCCGGGTGCGCGCGCACATGTCGGCGAGCGCGGAAGAGGGAGTCAGGCCCACGCCGCATGCGAGCGAGCAGGTGGCGAGATAGAGGCCGTCGCGGCGGACGACTGCGAGGCGGCCGCCGATGTCGGCGAGGGCGAGGTCACGCATCGCGGACCTCCATGCGCACGAGCTCGATCGCGGTGCGGACGCCGCCCGCGCGGTCGGCCTCGCGCATCTCCAGGTCGGACAGGAACGATCGCAGGAGTCGGCCGCCCTGCGCGTTCGCGACGCGGACCTCGCACGCCTCGGCTTGGCGGCCGCGAGCGACCAGCGTCGCGACGAGCACCTCGACGGCGATCACGCGGTCACCCCGTGCGGGCGAAGCGTCGTGCGGGAGAGCCGCGGGAGCACCGGCGCGGGCGGAGAGAGCTTGGCGTCGACGCGCGCGGCAAGGGCCGCGATGCGGGCGGCGCGTGCGCAGTCGGCGCAGAGGTCGGCGTTGACGAACTCCGAGAGGTGCTCGGTGTTGCCGCACTCGTCGCACGACCGCTCGCGGCCGCAGGTCTCGCACTCGGGCGCCGTCACGTAGCCTCGGCTGGTCCGCTGAGCCATCACGCCGCCTCGGCGAGCTCGAGTCGCTCGCGCACGACGCGGACGATGTGCCGCTGAGCGGCGCGCACGCGTTTACTCGCACAGGCGACCGCATCCGTCGCAGTCGGCGGCCAGTTCACGAGCGCGCCGTACCTGTCGCGGTACGCGTCGAGCAGCTGGTCGGAGGAGAGCTTGGCGGCGGCCCAGCACGCGAGCGCCGCGGCGGCCTCGCTATCGTCGGTCTCGAGCGACGCGATGGCGTCCTCGGCGTCGATCTCCGCGTTGATCATCCCGGCGAAGTCGGTCGCCTGGATGCCGACGAGCCCTCCGTTCCAGGTCTCGTAGTACCCCGCCAGCGTCGTCATGATGACGATCGCATGGTCTTCGGGCATGCGCCGCCCATCGCGGCACGTGGTCGCGTCCATGAATCCTCGCTTTCAGCGCTCCCCAGCGCCTTGGCCGTCCAGTCGCGGATACGGGTGCTACCCGGCTCGCCGCGCGCGCCACCTGGCAGATGGCGCTCTCACTCCGTGCTGTCGCTTGCGCCGGCACCGACTGGTTGCAGCGATTCCCCGTGGGGTCCCTGCGGTCGGTTCACTCGCCGGCTGCCTGGTGAACCCACCCGGCGGCGACAGGGAAGAGTGATAGCAATCCGCATTGCGATGGTCAAGCCCGAGCTACAACCAAAGCGATGGAGGCCTTCGCTACCTTCGCCTGATGGCGAAGGCGTCCAGCGGGTCGAGCTACCTTGGGGTGTTTGTCGTCGCGTCGGCGGCGCTCGGATTCGCCGGGTGGGCGTTCACAGAGCTGGCGCTGAAGATCGGCGCGCGGGGGGCGGTCGCCGTGGTCACTGTGGTCGCGGCGCTCGGAGCAGCCGCGCTCATCGCGAACGCGGCCGCGAGCGCAAAGGGGTCGGCGAAGGCGGCCGTCGACCGGCACAACGCGCTCGTTCAGCGCTTCGGCGACGACGTGACGCGCCGCATCGAGGCCAAGGAAATATGGCAGGGCGCGACTCAGGAGATGCTCCTTGCCTCCCTCGGCAACCCCGAAGAGTTCGACGAGAAAGTGATGAAGCGCACGACGAGGCTGACGTTCAAGTATGGGCGCGTGGGGGCGACCAGGCAGTTCGCGCTGCGCGTCGTGCTTGAGGACGGCATCGTTGTAGGGTGGGAGCGGTAGCCCTTGTGGCTACGCAGCGACGAGCAGCGTCCGTCGCCGCTCGTCGCGGACCTCGACCCGCTGAACCTCGGGGATCGCCAGCTGGTCGCGCAGCATGCCGCGCAGCGCGCGTTCGCCGGGCCACCCCCATTCGAGGCCGCGGAACCGCAGCATGTCGGGGGAGAGCATCGCGACGGGCGTCATCGTGACCTCGCCGAACCGGAGCGCAGCGCACGTTTCGGTGACGCCGAAGGTCTGCGCGATCTCTCGCAGGTCGAGCCCCGCCTCGCGATAGACGGCGAGGAACGCCGGCCGAGGCATGAGGATGGCGGCGGCGAGCCGGTCAGCTACCAGCTCGGTCCATTCGAGGTGCGCGTCCTCGAGGAACCACTCGGACACCTCGTGCGCGACGAGGAAGTTGAGCCGCTCGACCGACGCGCAGCGCGGCACGCGGATGGTGGGCTTGCCCCCCTCGACGGCGAAGCTAGGGCACGCGCCGGGCCGCGCCGGCTGGATGCAGTCGTCGCCGAGCAGCCGGCGCGCGATGGTGTTGACGGGCCACGGGTTCGCGGGGTCGGACCCAACGCGACGATGAAGGTGGCTCGCGTTCCACTCGATGTCCCAACAGATGTCCACGCCCGACTCGTCGCAGGCCTGGACTCGGGCCGCATCGGGCCGTCGGACAGAGATTGTCCGTCACGCTCCCTTTCGCCTCTTCCTACGATCCAATGCGCCTTCGGTCGACGGCTCGGACGCCGGCTGCGCGCGGTCGGACTCCCGCCGCTCGGCGCGGAACTCGATCTCCCTCGCCCAATGTGAGAGCCCAGGGTCGACCTCCGACTTGAGCTTGACCGACGCGACTTCCGCGAGCACGTCTTCGGCAACTCCGAGCTTGCGCGCCGCTTCGATGGCCGCAGCGCGAGCAGGGTAGCGATCGTCAGGAGCGCGGACGTGGGCCGGCGGCACAGCTTCCGCCCCAAGAATCTGCTCGATGGTCGCGCCGGTGTGGGCTCGTAGCGCAAAGAGCAGCTTCGGTCCCATGCCGCGCTTGTCGGCGAGCACGTCGGAAATGGCGGTCTGGGAGACGTCGAGCTTCCTGGCGGCGACTGTCTGGTTGTTCTTGAAGTCGCGCGCAAGCGCCTCGCGCAGGAACTTCTGAGCTGCCTTCCGCTGCTCGTCTGGGAGCGTCTTCGAGGACCTGGCCACGTCCACAAGGCTACGCGCGCGAGCAAGAGCAATGCCGATAGTTTTCGGTTGACCATCGCTATCCGCATTGCTACCGGTGCTCAGCATAGCTGCTCGAAAGCCTGACCACGCGCGATGCGCCGCGCAACGGCGGCTCGGGCGAGCAGGGGTGAACGGTCGACTGAACACAGTTCGGTGCGACCTCGCGAAAGTCCCACCATGCGCCCACTTCGCCCGTATCAAGTTGAGGCCGATGCAGCGATCGCTGCCGAGCACAAGCGCACGCGCTCGACGTTACTCGTGATGGCGACCGGCTGCGGGAAAACGCGCGTTTTTTCGGAGCGCATCTCGCGCCACTGGACGCAGGCGCGCGGGCGCTCGTTGGTGCTCGCCCATCGTGGCGACCTCGTGCGGCAGCTCGCCCGCGAGGTCGCCGCGAACACATGCCTCCCCTGCGAGATCGAGATGGCCGAGCAGCGCGCCGACGGCCGGATGTTCGCCCCCCCGTGCGTCGTCGCGTCGGTGCAGAGCATCTCGCAGCCGCGCCGGCTCGCACGCTACGACCGCGACGCCTTCGCGCTCATCGTCGTCGACGAGGCGCACCACGCCGTCTCGCAGTCGTACCGCGACGTCATCGCGCACTTCGCGAGCGCCAAGGTGCTCGGCGTCACGGCGACACCCGACCGCGGCGACAAGCGTGCGATGGGCCTCGTGTTCGACACCTGCGCGTACGTCTACGACATCCGCCGCGGCATCCGCGAGCAGTACCTCTCGCCCATTCGCCAGGAGTTCGTCGCCGTCGAGGGGCTCGACGCGATCGCCTCGATGCGCGCCGCGGGCGACGACATCGACGACGAAGAGCTCGCCGCGCTCATGGAGCAGGAGAGCATCCTGCACGCGATCGCGACGCCGACCATCGAGCGCATGGGCGACCGGCCGACGGTGGTCTTCACCGCGTCGGTGTTGCAGGCGCGCTCGCTCGCCGTCATCTTCAACCGCCACCGCGCTGGCGCCGCGGTAGCGCTCTCGGGCGAGTCGACGACGGAAGAGCGCCAGGCTGCGTTCGAGGCATTCACCGCTGGCCGCGTCCAGTTCCTGTGCAACTGCAACCTCGTGACCGAGGGCGTCGACCTCCCGTCCATCGCCGGCGTCGCGATGGCGCGGCCGACCCGCTCCCGCGCGCTCTACACGCAGTGCGTCGGGCGCGGCCTGCGTCTCTCCCCGGGCAAGACGGATTGCCACGTCCTCGACTTCGTGGGCGTCTCGGCGAACCTCAAGCTCGTCTCGTCGGTCGACGTCCTCGGCGGCGGCTACTCCGACAGCGTGCAGGCGCGCGCGCGGAAGATCCTCGAGGACGAGGGCGGCGAGGTCGACCGCGTACTCGCTCGCGCCCTCGAGGCCGAGCGTGCGCGCGAGCTCGGGCTCGTCGCGTCGGCGCGATTCCAGACGCGCGAGGTCGACCCCTTCGCCGCGCTGCCGGAGCCCGCGCCGCAGCCTGACCCGCCCGCCGTGCTGACGAAGAAGGCCGCGCACGCCGCTCGAGTCCTCGGCGTCGATCTCGCCGCCGAGCCCGGCCCCGCGCCCACGTACGCGCAGCTCGGCGCGCTGCAGCGCGCGGACATCGAGACGGAGGGGCTCACGCGCCCGATGGCGGCGAGGCTCGTCGCGGCGCTCGACGCGCGTCGAGCGCATGGGCTCTGCACGTTCAAGCAAGCGCGCGTCCTGTCGCGCGCGAAGGAGGCCACGAACGTCACGTTCGAGCAGGCGAAGCGCCTGCTCGACGCGATCCAAGCGAACAGCTGGCGACCCCTCTCGGAAGAGCAGCGGGCGGCGGTGTTCGGCGCCCACGTGGGCGCGTGATCCTGACGACGGAGGACCGAATGAAGAAGTCGACCGAGAAGAACGTGAACGCCGTGAAGAAGTCCCTGGGCAAGAAGGGGCAGCCGATCTCGGCCATCGCCGAGAAGACGGGCCTGAGCATCGAGAGCGCGCGCACCGCGCTCGCGCACCTGCGCGACGCCGGCATCGCGCGGATGGACGGCATCAAGCGCACGGCGGTCTACGCGCTCGCGTGATCCTGGATGCTCGGCGCCGGGGGTTGCGAGCCCCCGGCGTCGGGCGTGGAGGTTTCGATGGCCACGGCGACGTTCAGGCTGACCGCGCATGCGATCGACAGGTACCGCGAACGCCTCGGAGGCGAGGTCTCGCGCGACGACGCGCAGCTCGCGATCTCCCAGGTGCTGCGAGAGGCACGCCGCGAGTGGCGTACTCGGACGCGCGACGGCGCGTGGTTGTGGCGCGTGCCTGGACTGAACGTCGTGCTCGTCACGAGGCTCGACGAGATCCGCTGGGTTTGGACGGTGGTGACCGTGTGGGGACTGGAGGCCGCGTGAAGTCCGACCTGATCAACGAGATTGCAGACGCCGTGGCCGAGCGCGTGCTCGCGCGCATCGCGTCCGCAACGGGCGCACCTGTCGCCCCGTACACGTCCGACCCGCGCGCGCTGCACCTCCCCCCAGGCTGGTCGAAGCGCGCCTGGGATGATCGCGGCCGGCTCGCCGACTCCGATGCGCGGCGCCCCCCGCTGCGGAAGGCCCCGCGCGGCTACTCGTGCAGCGTCGCGGCGTTCGAGTCCTGGGATGCAGCGCGCCCCCGGCAGTCGCGGAAGCACGCCGCCGCCGAGACGGACGAGCAGCGCCGCGATCGCCAGCTGGCTGCCCTTGGCCTGCGGAGGGCCAGCTGATGCCCCCGCGTGGAGCAGGGGCAGTCCGCTACCGCGGTGGACGGTGGTGCGCTCGGGTCATGCTGCCCGGCGAGCCGGAGAAGCTGGTGCCGCTCGAGCAGTTCCGGTCGAAGTCGCAGAAGGTCGACGCGAAGAAAGAGTCCGCCGTCATCCAGCGCCTGGCCTACGACGCGTGGCTCGCGACGGGCGAGAAGAAGATCGAGACGGTCGCGGACTGGTCGGAGCGCTGGATCGAGGCGAAGCGGGCGAAGGGGCAGACCTCGTGGGAGTCGTGCCGTTCGCACCTCGACGCGCGGATCCTCCCCGTCATTGGGCGCAAGCGCATGCGCGACGTCACGGCCGGCGACCTCGAACAGATCGTTCAGCGGCTCGACGCCGCGGTCGACGACGAGACCCTCAAGTGGAAGTCGGCGACGAACATCTGGGGGACCGTCACCAAGATGTTCTCCGACGCCACGAAGGGGAAGGTGCTCGAGCTGCGCGCGCGCGACCGCGAGGACAACCCCGCGAAGGGCGTCGAGGGGCCGACGCGCGGCAAACGCACGCAGAAGGTCCACCTGTTCCCCGCCGAGTTCCTGCAGCTCTCGCGGTGCGGTCTGGTGCCGCTGCGCCGGCGTCGCGCCTACGCGCTCGGGATCTACCTCTACCTCCGCCCCGGGGAGCTCGAGGCCATCATCACCGAGGACGTCGACACCGTGCGCGGCATCGTGACTGTGCAGCGCGCGATGGACCGCGAGGCCGGCGGCGACGCGACCAAGGCGCCCAAGGCGGGCGTCGCGCGGTTCCCCGTCGAGGCGGAGCCGGAGATCCTTCCGCTGCTTCGCGTGCTCGTGCGCGAGGCGGGCGAGGACGGGCGGCTCGTCGGCCAGCTCGGCGACCCGCACCACCTCGCGGCCATCCTCCGCGGCGACCTGTGGATCTCGGGCGTGCGCCGCGCCGAGCTGCACACGATGACTCGCACGCGCGAGTGGATGACCCTGCACGACCTGCGCACGACGGGCATCACCTGGATGGCTGTGCGGGGAGACCCGGCCCTGACGATGATGGCCCGCGCCGGCCACCACGCCGTCGAGCAGACGAAGCAGTACACCGACGGCGCCGCCCTCGTGCGGAGGGTGTACGATCAGGTCTTCCCGCCGCTCCCGGCATGCCTCATCGAGGGCGATTCCGCTGCCACGGCAGTGGACACCGAAACGGACACGAATCGATCCGCGCAGGAAAACGCGGGCGACGGTGGCGGAAACGCATGGGAATCGAACCCAGCGAAAACGGAACTTGACGTAGATTCGCGCAGCGAAACGGAAAGTCAACGGCCGGAAAGCCTACGCCCCGCTACGTCTGATTCCGCGAACCTGCGAGAGTGTCCAGAATCTCGCTCGACGCTCGCCAAGCTCGCCTCCACGCCCCTCGGGCGCGCCGCTGCGGCTGCCGTCGACGCCGCGTTGACCGGCGACCCGAACGCCATCGCCCACGCGATGGACGTGCTGGCCGAGACGGCCGCTGCCGAGTCGCTCGGCGAGGGGGACGCGTGAACGCCGCCGAGGTCATCACCCGGCTGCGCGCGCGCTTCGCGCCGCCCGAGTACGCGCTCTTCACCGACGTCGGCGACGCCACCGGCGGCCGCGCCACGCGCCGAGCCGACGCGATCGCCATGTCGCTCTGGCCCTCGCGCGGGCTCGAGCTCCACGGCTTCGAGGTCAAGGTCGACCGACGCGACTGGCTGCGCGAACTGAAACAGCCCGCGAAGGCCGAAGCGCTCGCCCGCTTCTGCGATCGCTGGTGGGTCGTCGTGTCGGACGAGGACATCGTGCAGCGAGGCGAGCTGCCCCCGACGTGGGGACTCCTGGTTGCGAAGGGGATGAAGTTCGTCGCGAAGGTCGACGCGCCGAAGCTCGAACCGCAGCAGGTCACGCGCTCGTTCCTGGCCGCGATGCTGCGCGTCGCGCAGGCGCAGTCCCCGGCCGAGGCCGTGCTCGCGGCCGCGCGCGCCGAGGGAGTCGAAGAGGGGAAGCGCCTCGGAATCGCCCAGGTGTCGGCCGAGCGTGACGGCACGGTCCGCCGTTCGCTGGCCCTGCGGGCGAGCGTCGAGGCTTTCGAGGCGAAGTCGGGCGTCCGGATCGACGAGTACTGCGGCCCTCGCCTCGGCGAGGCCGTCGCGCACGTCATGCGCCTCTACATGCCGAACGAGCGCGAGGCCGTCGAGCGGCTGCGCGCCGAGGCTCGCCGGGTCGCGAGCTCGCTCGACGAGGTGCTCGCTGCGACCGAGCCGACGCCGGACCTCGAGGTCGCGTGATGGCGTGCCTCGCGACGTCCGAGCTCACGACGTGGATCGCCGCCGCTCGCCTCGGCGGGCCACTAGCCGCCGCCGTCGTCGAATGCCTGCGCGCTCGCTTCGGCACGGCGCGCCCCCCGACGCGCATCGTCGCCGCCTCGCTCGGCGCGAGTCCCCGAACCGTGCGCCGGCTCTACGCCGCGCTCGACGCCACCAGACCGGAGCGCGTGCGCGCGCTGGCCAATGCTGCCTGACCACGACAACGAGGAGCCCATGGGCGATTGGATCAAGTTCCAGCGTGAGCTGACGCAGGGGGAGAAGCGCGGGCTCTCGCGGGCCACGCGGTTCATCTACTGCGAGCTGTGCCTCCAGGCGCGCGCGCGCCGCGGCGTCGTAAAGCTTCCTGCGCGAGGGGAGGTCGTCGACGCCGTACACGACTTGATCGGCGGAGACCGGTCGGAAGTCGCGCGGGCGATGACCGACCTGACCGTATCGGAATGCGACGACGAGCCGATGATCATCGTCGCCACCGAACCGGGGCGGCGAGAGCTTCGCATCGCCGCGTGGGCAAAGTTCAACAGCGGCGAGGATCTCACGGCTGCCGAGCGGCAGATGCGCGCGCGCGACAAGCGCCGGACTGAGCAGGGCGGCGAGCACGTGTACTTCGTCCGACGAGAGTCGGATGGGCTCATCAAGATCGGGTTCTCCAACAGCGTCGTGGACCGAGTGCGGCACCTGTCGGGCGAGCTTCGGACGCGGATCGACATCCTCGCCACGATCTCCGGCGGCGCCGCCCTGGAGGCGTCGCTGCACGAGCGCTTCGCGCACCTGCGAGTCCGCGGGGAGTGGTTCCGCCCGGAAGGTGCGCTGGCCGAGTACATGAACGAACTGACCGGGCGCGAACCCGGGTCACACCAGGATCACGGTCGGAATCACGGCCCGAGTCACTCCCTACACACGGTAGGGTCACACCCGGGTCACAACCCTAGAGAAGACTCAGAAGAGAAGAGAAGAGAAGAGAAGCACGCCAGCAATTCGATTCAGGGGGGGCGCTTCGCACCTACACCGGAGCCGGCGAGCGGGCGGGTTGAGCGAGGCTCGGACCGAGAGCGCATCGCCGAGGCGCTCACGCGCTTCGGCTCCCTCGCCGACCGGTGCGGCGGCGCCGATGCCCTCGCCGAGCTGCTCGACGCTGCGACGCCCGAGGGCGCGACCGAGAGCGCCCCCGAGGTCGCACGGCTGGCGTGCGTGCAGGTCCAGACGGAGCTCGCCGGCGGGAAGCGCTTGCACTCCGTGCCGGCCGTCGTCGTCGCCGCCTACAAGCGCCTCCACGCGCGGCCTGACCAGCTCGCCTCGGCTCGCGGCAGCTCGAAGTTCGGCCCCCGCGACCCCGACGCCCGCACCGACGTGGATCACGAGCTGGCTGAGATGGCGCGACTCGAAGCGGAGACCGCCGACCGCCGGCGGCGAGACCGCGACGAGCGGGTCGTGCGGTTCAGGGCGCCCGCTGGGCCGGCCACGGGAGGCGCGCTGTTCGCCCCGCCTGCGCGTCCGCGGGCGTCGGACGGGTCACGGACCGGAGGTGCAGCGTGAACGCGTGCACGAGGCCTTCCCGTCGCCCGCAGCGGCGAGGGTCCAGGCGTCGCGTCGTCGAAACGCTCCCCGATGGGAGCGAGGTGCTGGAGTGCGGCCACCGGCTGCCGAAACCGGACTACTGGCGCGCCGGGCTCGACGTCCACCCGTCGCGGCTCTGCGGCGAGTGCCCGTCTCGGAACGCCGACCAGGACGCCAAGCGCTACGACTCGCATCGCAGGCGCGCCCTCGCGGCGATGGAGATGCCCGAATGCGAGCACGGCGGCGACTGCCGTGTGTGCCTGCCCTGCGGCTGGACGGTCGCCGAGTTCGTTGCCGCATTCCCCGACGGCGCGTCTATCCACGAAGTGGGAGCGGCGCTCGGCCTCTCGTCGGCCGGCGTCAGGTTCGTCGAGGACGCTGCGCTCGCGAAGCTTGCCTCACTTCTCGGCGACGGGAAGAGGCGCGCACCGAAGCTCAGCGCCAGGCACTTCACTGGCGCGGAGGCGACTCCAGGCACGTGGGATCGCCGCATCCTGCGAGCTCTCGAGGCCGACGACGCCACGCCCGCGGAACTCGTCGAGCTGCTCTCGCCGGACAGCTCGGAGTCCGTGGCGAAGGCCGTTGCGCGACTGCGAGCGCGCGGTCTCGTGCGCAGCGTCGCAGGGTCGTTTTCTCTCACGGTGTCGCGGAGCGGCTAATGGCAGGCGTTCCGCGCAGAAAATACGTTGCGCTTATGCTGTTTTTGACAGCGTAAACGGAGGGTTCGCGAATGAAGAAGAAGACGACGACGAAGCGCGCGAAGCCCTCGGCGGTCGCGTCGGTCGCGTCGGTCGAGATGGCCCTCGTGCTCCGCACGTGCGCGGCGGACATGACCGCGCATGGCGGTTTCCTGTGGCCGGCGAGCGGCCCCGTGAAGGCTCCCGACTGGGATCCGTCGCCGGTGTGCGGGCACGGGCTCCACGGCCTGCTTTGGGGCGAGGGTAACGGCCAGCTGCTCTCGTGGGCGCCGGACGCGAAGTGGCTCGTCGTCGAGGTCCCGAAGTCGCAGGTCATCGCGCTCGACGGCGGCAAGGTGAAGTCCCCCGCTGGCGTCGTGGTGCACTGCGGCGACCAGAAGAGCGCGACCGAGTACCTCCTCGCGCGCGCGCCCGCTGACACGAAGTGCGTGGGGGCGACGATCTCGGCGGCCAACTACGGCACCGCGACGGCCGGCGACAGAGGCACCGCGACGGCCGGCGAGGGCGGGACGATCTCGATCCTCTGGTGGGACGGCTCGCGCGGGAAGTGCCGACGCTCGGTCGCTTGCGTCGGTGAGGGGGGCATCGAGCCGCACGTGCCGTACCGCCTCGACGAGGCCGGTAAGTTCGTGCGCGCGGAGGTGCCACGTGACTGACACGACGACCTGGATCCCGCCGTTCTGCGCGCACGATCCGCAGAGCGACATGGCGTGCCCGAAGTGCGGCGCGATGGCGGTGTGCGTGCGCGAGCAAGACACCAGACCTCCTGACCCGATCCTCGTCTGAGGCGCGAATTCTCGCGTCGCGGCGCCACGACGCTCGGAGGCGGGTGATGCCGTTTTCGTGAATTCCTCGTGGCCCC